TGCGTAGTCAGCCAGATCTGGCGATGGGAGTCTTCAAAAATACTCAAAACCTTATCATAAGGAAGGCTCTCTTGATTATATAATCCGCAAAACGAAATGTTCGCCACTTTTCAAACGAAGCGATATTTCATGTAAAACGAAACGTCCTCCAAAAAAATAATTTTCCACAACATTCAAAAGACAGTAAAAAAAGCATCGGAAAATTTTGTTTCTCCCGATGCTTTTTTCTTTAAATTCCGTTGGCTATGTCAGCTAAAATTCGTACCTTTATACAGTGTTAGAGTAGTGTTCGTACACCATTCAAACACTATTTGAAGACCACTTGCATTAGGCTGCGATTGCCTGCTCTTCATCCGGTACCGTGTACAGCATCATGTCCGTGTACTTGGAGTTATAGTTCACACTTGCATTGAACTCTACCTTTCTGCATTCTCTGAACGGGTTGCCGAGAAACGGGTTCCGACCCATCCAGTCACATAGTTCCAGGATGGAAGACTTGTTTGAGGTGAAGTACACGAATGCATGTCTTTTCAGCACGTTCAACACATCCAAATAGTCAGCCAGGCGCCAATACATTTTGTAGGTTCCTACTTCAGTGGAAAGGTACGGCGGATCAACCAGGAACACCACACCCGGGACATCCTTGTAACGTTTGAACACTTCCTTGTAGTCTTCGCAGGTGACGGTAATTCCTTCCAGGTAATCTTCCGCTTCGGGATAATCAGTCCTCCGAATCCTATTGTAGATGGTCTCTTTCTTCATTTCTTTTAAACAAGTCACGTACTTCATGGCGAACAACAAAGATGCGGAAATCGTGATATAATCCACGTAGCCGTACTCCTTCTCTTCCCTCTCAATACGGGCAAACATTTTATTGCGAATCTCCCCGGTTATACGTTTGTTTCTGGGTTCCCCTTCAGCTATCCGGCGCAAATCGGATAACAGCACATTAGTGGCCGGGATATTCGCAAGCCGCTGGCGGTAGTTGTCGAAGTCGTTATACACAACGACGGCATCAGGCCTGACACATTTGGTAATATGTGACAACAGGCCCGAGCCGCCAAACAGGTCCACAAACACGGTGCTGTCCGGGAACTGTCCCAGCACCTTGATAAATTCCTTCGCAAACATGCGTTTCTGCCCCACAAAAGGAAGCGGGGCGGATAAATACATCTTTTTCATTTCATTCTGTTTTAAAACGGCCGCAAAGGTCCCCAGAATAAACGAAAAACAGCGGGAAACATGAACTGTTCCCGCTGCAAGATACATACAGCAAGCTACACGTTCAGCCCGAAGCGGACCGTCTCGTCACCGGCGATCAGCGCACGGGTGCCCGGGATATTGTTCTCATAGATATGCACATTGCCCAGGTAGAGGGTGATCGACTTCAGGGGAAGTTCTATCTGCCGCGCCATCAGGTACAGGTGGTAAATATCGGAAGGTAGCCCGAGGTTCGCGTCACTGCTGCGCTGGTAGGCGGACAGAACCAGTTCACCGCCATCCAGCTGGAACTGTACCAGACTCAGACAGGGCGCCTGGTTGCTCTCGGCACCGGTCTCACCCAGGAAAAGCACGTAGTTCTTGCTGTTGCGCTTCTCCCGGTTGATTTTCGCTATCAACGGGGGCAGCTTCTCGAAATATGTGGGGTAACTGTTCACCAGGATAGAACCGCAATAATCCCACCAGTTGATGCCGGCCTCCCGGTACTTCTCCACGTTACGTTCCCCCTGCATGAACAGCTGGAGCTCGCTGCGGAGTTTCTTGCGGGCGATATTATGCCCCTCGAATATATCAAGCAGGTCCGCTGGTGTCAGCGACAGTTGCTCGTTCAGAAGGTATTGTATGTTTCCCTTCTTGTTGGTCTGTGTTTTTCCCGTGGCAAGAATCTTGTCCAGGATACGATAATACTTGTTCATAGCCATTTCCTCCTTCTAAAATTGAAACACCCTAAAGATAAGGGGAAGCGGCACTCCCTACGGCATAAAACAGCACGTTCACACTGCAAGCGTCTTGCAGTCACTCTGGAATCGTTTTACCAGGTCATAAACCTTGCGCTCACTTACCGAATACTTTTCGGATAATACGGCCACAGCATACGAGACTTTTTCACCCTGATCCAGCAGGCGGGTATAATCCGCATACAGGTCGATATACCGGGCATCTTCCAGACGGATGCCGGCCGCCTGGAGCCTTTTCAACAGCTCCCGGTTAAAGTTTAGTATCTCAATCACTTTCATAAAATATATTTTTTGTATCTTTGCGCCATCTCACTTGCTTTGCAACAATAATAAAAAAGGCCAGAGCGCGACAGAGGGTATTTGCCCCCGGTCGTGCGCTCTGGCGTACTTGTTGTTAAAAGTAGGTGAGATGATTTTTAACAGGCCGGGGGCTTTTTTCTTATCCTCCCCCGAAGGATTTATTCCACCCGGTACTTCTCCGGATCAAAAGCGTCTTTCTTCTTCCAGCCGTCAGCCAGTGTATCCTGGATGTGCTTCATGGCCTTCGTGTAGAAGTCCGTCAGTTCCTCCAGTTCCCCGAACGTCCGGTACCGGGGTTCCTCATCCGTCCCGAACTTGAACGTTACCGGGAGAGTTGCGCCACCGATCTGCATGGCAAGGTCGTGGGCCGCCTTGTAGTTGAACTGGTTCTCGCTTGACAACCACACAGGCATGCCCTCGTAGATGAAGCCGGAAAGTATCTCCCGGTCAATCTGTTCGTTATACCAGCCCAGGATAACGGTTCTTATTGTCTCACCGGAGGGTTTCCCTAAAAAGTTCTCCTCCATATAGTCGGCAGAACCGTCCTCCCTTTCCCGAACGTCCCAACGGACGCGCCACGTGTTCTTCACCGGGTTCACGCATTCCAGCAGCTTCACCCCGGCTGTTCCTTCAACTCGTTTCATGTGAATATGTATTTGGTTCGACCTTTCCCGAAGGTTTCCGTCTTGATGGTGGTCTCGAACGGGAAACCGTCGGGCATTTCTTTCACTTGCAAGAGGATGTTCTTCATCTCCTCGCTGTTGGTGAAGAACTTCTTCGGCTCGCCGTTCATCTCGATGGCCACGATACAGCGGTCCTCGCCCTGTTCGGTCTTGATGCCCGTCTCGAAGTCCTTCACTACAATCGGTAAGTTTACCAGTTCCCGGATGCTTACCACCACCCCGGGAAAACGTTTCTTGCCGTCTTCCGGCTTGTAGGAAACGTTCAAGTCTTTAAATGATCTCATGTCTTTGCCTGTTAATTTTTTAAACAACGTATGACAGTCGGCGTGCTTGGCCATCCCGTAGAACGACGCTATCAGCTCACGCCTCCTCCTTCTCGATTTTACCTCGTGCATTTTTCGGGCGAACTTCTGCTTGATGCGCTTGCGAAGGCGGACATGGTCCGCACCGAAAGTCACATACCCCAGAAAGTCGATGCCCTCGCCCGGCGGGAACACGCGCTCGTTCCCCTTCACCAGGAGACCGGCACACTCCATGCGCCCGTGGACGGCATCACGAATCTTCCACAGTTCCGCTTTCGTTTTACCCAGTACGACGCCGTCATCACAATAGCGGTAGAAATGACGCACGGCATACCTGTCCTTCAAATAATGGTCCAAAAACACAGACAAAAGCAAATTACCCAAGCCCTGCGAGCTACGCAGGCCGATACTCAACCCGTCAGGCATCAACCGGACAAAATTGTCAAGCATGGCGATGAGTTTCTTGTCCTTGAACACCCGGTTCACGCAATACATCACGAAATCCTGCTTCACGCTTTCGTAAAACTTGGTGATGTCGAACTTGTAACAGTACCGCGTCCCTTCAGGGTCCTCACTCATGTCACGGCGGATATACGCCAGAAGGTCGTGCATCCCCCGTTTCTTGATACTGGCGGAGGTGGTACGGATGAAACGTTTCCGCAAATGGCAGTCCACTACCGTCATGATGGCATGTACGGCAATACGGTCGTACATAGGGATTACCTGAATACGGCGCAGCTTGCCGCCCTCGAAAATCTCGCGCTCACGGTAGTCCTTCACACGGAAAGTACCGTCCGAGATACGCGCGGTCAGTTCCTTCAACACCTCGGGTTTATGCGCAAGCAGGTAGCGTCCCTGGCGGCTGCGTTTACGCCTTCTGCCGCGAAGGACCTGACGGAAAGACTCCGTCATATTGGAGGACTCCACAATCTCCTCAATTATAAAACCTGCCCTGTGCATACTTCTTTTGTTTTCCATTTCGGGGCCTTCAATCCCCCGGGCCCGGCTTCTTCGAACCGTTTCCGGCCTACCAAACCCTACCCGACACTTTATTTTTCAGTTTTCCAGCCCAAAAAGGCTGCTGTTACTGAGGCTTGCTTCCCTCGGCACCACGGTGGGGACAAGTCCCCGGTGTTGTACGCCGATTAAAATTTCTTTTCGATTGTTGTTCAGACGAGAACCGACATTCGTGTTCGTATTCGAGAAATCGTTGTTCGCATTCGACATCGAGACACCGCCATTCGGGTTCGCGTTGTTGTTGCCACGATAAACCACACGGCTTATGGGGAAGCGCCACCTTTCAATTTGAATGCAAAAGTACGATTTTTCATAAATTATTATTTAACAAACTGGTACAAAACCAGGAAACAAAAATTTTTCGACGGGCTTACGCCCGTAAAGAACGGCGTTCCCCGAGCAAGGGGAACACCGGACGTTTTGTCGCTTCGCTCCCGCTTTGACGCTTTGCGCGGCCGATCATGCTACCTCGCTTATCGACTTGAACGCAGCAACGCTTGCCGCCTTGACGAGCCGGCCGCGGAAGGCCAGACGAGAACCGACGTACGTGCTCGTATACG